ATGGCACTAGCAAAAAGCCAAAGAAGTCTTAAATCGTGGACAAAACAAAAATGGAGGACAAAAAGTGGTAAACCCAGTGGGAAAACTGGAGAAAGGTATCTTCCAACAGCTGCAATTAAAGCTCTATCACCCTCAGAGTACGCAGCGACAACTAGAGCTAAAAGAAAAGGCAAAGCAGCAGGAAAACAATTCGTTAAACAGCCTAAAGGCATCGCTAAGAAAACGAGAAGTTATAGAAAAGTTACATAATATAGGGTATTTCGACAATGATAGTTAAAGCGTGGTTCATAGTAGCCGTAATGTCTGGTGTATATACAGATGGAACAAAAGATATATTTATATTTCAGAATCCACCAGATCACGGACACTTTCATAGTTCAGCTATGTGTCAAAAGTTTATAGGAGATCATCCTTTTAAGCTTGCAAAAGCATTAATTAGACAATATGGAAACAGACCACCAGAGCAGATTATGTGTGTACCTGAAGAAACAGTAAAATTGTTTATGGAGCAGGGTGGTAAACGTGGAGAGCCAACCTAGTGTTATACGAGCCTACATGTGAAGTTTGTGGGCATCACATTGAAGATGATAGATGTGAGTATTGTCGTAATACAGGTAGCAACGGTGATTGGATAGATAAAGTAATAGAACAAGCTAAAGATCCTAGACACGACCAATCAGCCTTTAAAGACAAGAAGAAAAAGCATGACTCCAGAGACACTTGACAGATGGCGAATACTACCAAGACTTATGATGCTAGTGATGACAGGAGTTTATATACGCTGTATAGAATGGGCTTTGAGTCAGCCAGAGTTGACCACACAACAGGCAGGACTAATATCCGTGATTACTGGGGCGATGACAGGATCTTTCGCAATATGGATGGGAGCAGAGAAAGCAGAACCCAAGATAATGGAGAGGGAAGAACGATGAGAAAGTATTTTAAAAGATTATGGTGTGCCTTGTGGAACAAGAAGTGCCATGACGATTGTGACTGCGTATAATGATAGGAACTATACTTAGCTCCGTATCAAACTTAGCGTCATCCTATATAGAGGGCAAGACAGCTATACAAAAAGCTGAAGCTACTATAAGGATGAAAGAAGCAACAGGAGAAATTGACTGGGACTTAGCTGCTATGAGGGCATCCCAAAGCTCGTGGAAGGACGAATGGCTGACTTTGCTTTTCAGTATTCCTCTGGTACTGAGCTTCATGGGTGAGTGGGGCAGGGGCATAGTAGCAGATGGGTTTACTGCACTTGCAGGTATGCCACAGTGGTATCAGATAGCCTTAGGAGCTATTGTAAGCGCAAGCTTTGCCACACGATCTGCAAGTAAATTATTTAATATGAGAAAAAAATGAGACTAGGTTGGCTAATAAATAGTATGATGGCTATCCTAGTCTTAGTTACATTTATGGTGGTGATATTATGACAGCTAAATTTTTAGAGCATAAAACTGTAGATAAAACTAAGAAGGCTAAAAAGGGTAAAAAGGTAGCAGGAGTTATCAAGGACGAAATGGTTGACCCTATACGAAAGTTCATCAAAGAACGAAACCTAGAAAAGTTAAAAAAATCTTTGCAGGAAGAATATATGAAAACAGTAAAAGATAGGAAAAAATATGGCGTTTAAACTTAGTGGTAGAAGTTTAGGAAAACTAGAAGGTGTGCATCCTAAATTAGTAGATACAGTGAAAGAAGCCATAAAGGTGTCACTCGTGGACTTTGGAGTTATCTACGGAGTTCGTTCCCTAGCAGAGCAAAAAAGATTATTTGAAGCTGGGCGATCACAGACGATGAAATCTAAACACCTTGTACAAGAAGATGGATACTCACATGCTGTTGATTTAATGGCTTACGATGGCAGTGAGCCAAGCTGGGACATAGTGATGTATGATGATATTGCAGACGCTATGCTCATGGCTGCCAACCAAACTGGAGCTAAAATTTGTTGGGGAGCTGCGTGGCATATAAAAGACATTACAACTTGGGATAGCACTATGGAGCAAGCCATGAACGCTTATGTAGACCTACGTAGGAGTGCTGGGCGTAGACCATTTATTGATGGTCCTCACTTCCAATTAACAACATGACATCAAGGGTACGCAAAGTAAAAAGAGATTCCATGAAAGGAATGTCTATTAAAAGTGGAGATAAACGACCCACTAAAGCAGGAGCAGGTATGACTGCTCAAGGTGTTGCAAAATACAGACGCAGGAATCCCGGATCTAAACTACAAACGGCTGTTACAGAAAAAAGACCAAGCAGTAAAGTTAGAAGAAATAGAAGAAAGTCATACTGTGCAAGAAGTGCAGGACAAATGAAACAATTTCCTGAAGCAGCTAAAGATCCAAACAGTAGACTACGACAAGCCAGAAGACGATGGAGGTGTTAATATGAGTGATAACGGAAAAAAATATGGCTACTCCTCTGTTGATAATTTAACAGGCAAAAAGTTTAACACAGAATCTTTATTTAATTTTAATCCAGACAAGGCTAAATCAAAGTTTAAAAGATTTGAAGGTGGCTTAGACCCTCATGTAAATATTTTTGGTGGAAAGCTAAGACCTGATTTAAGAAGAAATTATATTGGTATAAAGTTTAAAAAAGAGTTTAAGAAAAAATGACAAGACAACTAACAGAAAAACAACAGAAGTTACTAAATGTTTTGTTTGATGAAGCAGGTGGGGACATTGTTCTTGCAAAGAAGCTGGCAGGGTATGCTGACACATCAAGCACAACGGATGTAGTAAAAGGTATCAAAGAAGAAATACTAGAAGCCACACAAGAATATATGGCGAGAAACGCACCACGAGCTGCTGTTGCGATTGCAGGTGGTTTAGTAGACCCAACAGAACTAGGCATACGTGACAAACTAGCTGCAGCGAAAGAACTGTTAGATAGAACAGGACTTGTGAAAACAGAAAAGATGCAGGTAGAAGCATCTGGTGGTGTTATGCTTATGCCACCAAAAGAAAAAGTAGATGAATAGATCAATAGGACGTTGGAAGTTACCACAACCTACAGACTTAAAAGAAGAACGAGAGTGGGTAGCTATACCACGTATAGCAAGGACAATACCTTTTGGTTATACAGTGGATGAAAATGATCCTGATTTACTACAGCCTGTAAAGGTAGAACTAGACTTGCTAGAGAAAGCACGAGACTACATCAAGCAATATTCTTACAGAGAGGTAGCAAACTGGCTTACAAAAAACAGTGGCAGAGATATATCTCACGTAGGATTGATGAAGCGATTAAAGAATGAACGACAACGTAAGAACAAAGCTACAAGCCTACGCAAGTGGGCAGAGTATGCCGAAAAGGCGATCAACAAAGCCAAAGAGATTGAAGAAAGCCGTACAGGAGCAACCTCCGAAGCCAGAGGTTAAAGAGACAGTAGTAGAGTCTCTGCCGATAGAAGAGTCACGGAATATAATCTTCAAGCCAAATGAAGGTCCTCAAACAGCTTTTCTTGCCGCAAATGAAAGAGAAGTTTTATATGGAGGATCAGCAGGAGGTGGCAAGTCTTACGCAATGTTGGCTGATCCTTTACGTTATATGGGACATCCTTCTTTCAGTGGCTTACTCTTGCGTCACACCACTGAGGAACTACGAGAGCTTATATTTAAAAGCCAAGAACTGTACCCAAAAATCTGGAACGGTATCAAGTGGTCAGAACGAAAGATGCAGTGGGTTGCTCCGTCAGGGGCAAGACTGTGGATGTCTTACCTCGACAGAGATGATGATGTTCTACGATATCAAGGACTAGCGTTTAGTTGGATAGGATTTGACGAACTTACACAGTGGGCTACACCATTTGCTTGGAACTACATGAGATCACGTTTACGTTCTACGTCACCTGATCTGCCAGTGTACATGAGAGCAACCACGAACCCCGGAGGTAGGGGACATCACTGGGTTAAGAAGATGTTTATAGACCCTGCACCGTATAACAAGGCATTTAATGCAACAGATATCGAAAGTGGAGAAGAACTCAAGTACCCTGCAGGACACAGTAGAGCAGGACAGCCACTATTCAAACGTAGGTTTATACCTGCTAGACTTACAGATAACCCTTATCTCTCATCTCAAGG